CAGCTGAGCGTGATGCTTCGTGCGGTGCTGTCGCCATAATTGACTTTCAGCACGCGGATCGGCATTTGCACCACTTTCTCGCGCGCCCAGCTCAGCAGCAGCACGTCGCCGACTTTGATTTTCCACCGCGTGCTCTTGACCTTGCACTCACCCTTGGCCAGCAGTGAGCTGAGCGTATGACAATCTCGGGCAGCCATACGGCTGGCCAGCGTGGCGCTCCACGCGCCGGGGTACGCGGTGGACTGGTCCACCACCTTGCCCTGCGCCTGAATGTTGGCCAGGTTCTGGTACACCACCGCCGCGTCTTCGTTCGTGTCGACGTCGCGATACGTCACGGTGACCTGATTGACGGATTGATCGAGCACCGGCACCTGAAAACTGGTCATCTCGATGATGTCGTTTTCATCGAGCACGGTGTCGGGGTTGGCCGCCAACGTGGCCACGTTGTAGTCCGCGCGCAGCAAACGGATGCCGGCGCGATTCGTGGTCGGGTCGATGTAGCGCAGCGCGCCGATATGGTTGAGCACGACGTTGATAAAGTCGCCGACCGCATCGGCCGATGACCACTTGAGGCAGAGACCCATCCCTTCGTTGGAAAGCGTCTGCGCGGCGGTCAGAAAGCTGGCATCGTCCAGGCCCTGCCCGGCATCTTCCGACGCACTCCACACGGGGTCGGTGAGCACCTGATAGATGATGTGCGCTGGGTTCATGCCCCGGCCGACTTTGCACAGCTCCGGATGCCATACCGGTGTGTTCCAGCCCTGCACATGACGGCGCACGCGGAAGCGCCACGCCTTGACGTAGGGGCTCATCGCACCCACCAGGCCGGTAAACGCGACGGTGCAGATGTTGCGATAGGCCGGGCGCACGGTCGGCTCAATCTTGGCCAGCGCGGCGCTGGGCATCTGTGTTGCCTCGCCCATCAGCACGGTGAGCGTGCCCTGCACGCCCCCCTCCTGCTTCTCGCCGCCGTACAGATTGCGCGCGTTGATGGCCACCGTCCCGCTGACGACGACGCTTTTCTGCCCAATCAGCGGAAACATGATTTTGTCGTCGCCGCGAATCTCCAAAATCTCGTCGAGCGGTCCATGGCTCAGGCCCATATGGAAGGTGCCGCCGTACCAATAACCGATAGTGGTGCTGCTGCTCTTACCGCCCATCGATCACCTCGGCGCGTGCGATTGCGCAGGCGCGCAAGGCAAAGGCATCGCCGGTGGCCTCCAGCGTTTCCAGCGGCAGGCCGTGGTGCAGGAACGCGCGGTAGTCCAGATCGTGCTGACCGAACCACGCCCGCACACCGGACGCGCACAGCACCCCGATGCCAGGCATAGACGCCGCGCGTACGTGCTGCATGGTGACCACGATGGCGTCGCTCATTTGCCACCGCCGCTGGACTTGATCGGCACGGTATAGAGCGCGCCGTAGTTGCAGACGTTGTTATCGTCGATCCAGACCTCGCCAAACACGACGCACATGTCGCGGCCGTCCGACGCCAGCGGCACACCGCCGTCGGTGAGCGCCTGCGGCTGCGCGCTGGGCGGCTTGGGCATACTGGCGTAGACCGCCACGGCAACCACCAGCATGATGACCAGGTAGATAAGAAACGGCATAGTGACCTTTAGAAAATGTTGTTCGCGCCAAACGGATTTTTCGACGGAATGTAGGGCTGGCCGCCGTAGTTGCTCAGGTTGTTGAATCGCCCGCAGCCATTGGGGCCGTACGAGTGATCGCAGCCCGGATATGCCTGCACCACGCCGCCCACCACCAAGGGCGACGCGGTCAGCAAGGTGAGCGTGTCACCCACGTGCGCGATGACAAAACGCCAAGCCTCGTCGCCGTTGCTGGTCCACTCGATGAATCCGCCCGCGAAATAGCCGTCTGGCTTGTTGGCGAACGCGCCCGACTTGATCATGTTGCCGCTGGCGTAGCTCAGCGTGCCGTTCACACGAAAGGCAGTGCGATCGACCGCACACATGGGCGCCGGGCTGTACAGCGCAAAGCCGCAGGTCTTGGTCCATTTGCGCCGCAGTCCGGTGTTTTGCTGTGCCGCCGCCCGGCTCATGCACGTGAGCGTCGCGGTGTGCTGGCCGGAATCTGGCGAGCCCACCGTGCCGCTCCACAACGTGCGTGCCGTGGTGTCGCCACGCGTGAGGCGCTGCACCGTCACGTAGATGCGGCGCAAGGGTGGTGCCGGTCGGAAGAGATCCATCAGCCCTAACGTCACCGGCACGGTGATGGTGAGTGTGGCCTTCTCCAGATCCGTGCTCTGCTCGATCGCGCCGCGCTTGATCACCGCTGCCGCGTACGTGCTGCCCAGGTACGACACCGGCAAGAGTGCGTCGGTGTAGCGCCACACCTGCAGCCCACAGGCAAAGGTATAAATCTCCACCTCAGCCATTGGCGGTCACCTGCGCAAACGTGACGGCACACGCCGCGGCGCCCACCGAATCGGTCCAGTGCTGGATCTCCACCGCATCGGTGTCGAGCCGGCAGAGCGCCATGAAACTGATGCTCACCACGTTGGCCTTGGTGATGGTCGACGGCCACGCGCTATCCAATTGCAAACGCTCGGTGTCGGTGTCGATCTCGGCCGAGGCGGTGATGCGGCGATAGAGCACCGTGCCATCGGCCAGCTGCACGCGAATGTCGCGGCGGCCGTTCTGGCCGTGCAGATACGCGGTGTAGCCACTGTTCGTCACGTCCATGGTGTTGCCGGCGGCGTCCGCCGCCGGGTACAGGTCGTCCTGCCAGGTGGGTAGCCACACGCGGCCGACCTTGCCGGCTAGCGCGTACAGAAGCTGGCGCAGCGTGTCATGCGCCACACGGCCATAGACCTGCCAGCGGTGCGATTGGATCGGCCACGGCTTACCGCTGATATCGTCGACCAGCACGCCGCCGGTGTTGCCGTCGATCAGTTCCACATCACGGCCGTATTGCATGGTTGGGTTGTCGCTCCACTCGGGACGATCTTCGAGTACTGGCATGCCGAGGTAGCGCACGGCCGGCATCGTGGCGGTGTAGTCGTTGGCGTCCATGCTGACAAAGCGCACTGTGGTGTCCACCAGCCGCGTGGTGTAGCGGTTGAGCGTGGGGTACTCATCGAGACGTGCGGTGCGTGCCGGGTACAGCTTCGCGCCGGCTTCCCACGCATTGAGCGTGGCGCGCACCAGGTTGATCGCGCCCACGCTCACGCTGTCGATCTCCACCGTTTCGATCGTGCGCGCGTCGGTCATCAGGATGGCCAGACCGCCCTTGTGGAAGTCCAGCCCAGCGGTGGCGACCGGAATACTCAGTGCACCGAGGGCGAGGGCTGCCGGCAGCACATTGATCTCGGCCCACACCGGCACCGCCCACGTGCGCGCGCTTGCGTCGTACAGCATCGCCTCCATGCGCTGGCGGTTGACGCCCTCGACCACCGGCACAAACTCCCAGCTGCGGCGCGGCGTTTCGCGCAGCGGCGTGCTGCTTTCGTTGCCGTTGGTCGCGCGCTCGACCAGCGTCAACCACTCCAGTCGCTCGGTGACGCCACTGTCCCAATTCGGGGCGTAGGTCCAAGCCGTGACGCGCTGACCGGTGATGCGCACGCCAAGCGGCGGATCACCAGCAAACAGCCATTGCACGGTGGTATCGAGGGTGGCCGAGCCTGCCACGCCGATGCTCAGTTGCCACGTCAATTCCTGCAGCGGCGGCATCACCAGTGGCGGGTTGCCCTGCCCGCTGATGACGATGGCGCTGTCGCTATCGCCGAGCACATTCGTCACGGTGGCGGAGCGATCGAGCCAGGCGTTCCACACCGACACTCTGCGCGTCTGCGAACTGACCAGATTGCCCAGCGCGATCGTCGCCGGATGAATCTGCACCCGGTTGTAGAAGTCTTCCACATAGCCGCGCGCGGCATACACCGGGGCTGGCATGCCGACCGTCTTCGGACTGCCGAGGGCCACGCGCGCGGCACCACTGTCACGGCCGCTATCGGCCTGATGCGGCGGCCAGTTATCGAGGCCGAACTGCCGCAGCGCGCTGGTGACACACGCATTGCTGTAACCCGCGATCGTGCCTTTTCCTTCCAACCCGAGAATGGCGACCATGCTTACGGGCCGTCGTAGCGGATGGCATGACCGAGGAAGCACGTGCCACCATCCGTCGGCGCCGGGCTTTGCTTGCGCGAGGTGCCGCGGCGCCACACGGGGTAGCACTTCCAGCGATCGGCGCCCAGCATGATGATCTGCTGATCGAGCAGGTTATCGAGCATCACCCAGCGCGCATGACCCATCTGCAGCACGGGCGACACGAAACTCGATGGTCGGGCTGTGTAGACGACGATCGGCGTCAATACCGATTCCCCGTTCCATGCATTCGGGGTCTGCATCTGCGCGGTCCACCGGTCCTGAAACGACGAATTGTTCAGCCAGCTCCCCGGCACGCCATCCATGCCGTGGTGTACCGCTCCCGCCGCATTGCCATAGGCTTGGCTCCCGTCGAAGAAACATGCGTTCCAATAATTGGAGTAGCCGTATCCCGCGGTGGAGTAGCCCCATGAGCTGCTATTGGCCGCGTTGTCGATGGATCGGGCCGTCGCCGCGTACCAATTGCCGGTACCGCTGAGGCCCGGCATGTCCGATTGGCCGAAGGCAATGTATTGGTAGCAGTTCGTCTGATAGTTGACGAACATGTACACCTCATCCGGGGCCGTGCCGATGTGGATGTAAAACGTCATCGGAAACACCATTGGCCAACTCACGGTAGGCGTGAGCGTCTGGATGGTGATGCCGATGTAGCACAGCGGCCCATTGCTGCGCCCGGACAACACGCCCGCCGATTGGCCCGTGCCGCCTTGCACGGACAGGCCCGTATTGGCCGCCATAAGGGCCACTTCACAAAACAGCGTGCCTTTCGACACGACGTTACCGTTCACCGTGTAACCGTTGGCGGTGCACGCCGCGAACAACGCGGCCTGCAGATCCGCGTAAGAGTTGGCGGTACCCGTGATATACGCCATCAGTTGAGCTCCAGCAGGCAATAGTCGAAGAATCCGGTGCGGGTGACGTCGCGAATGACCACGTTGGGTTTCCCATCGATCACGCAGGTGTTTTCGACAGCCTGATTGAAGCCGGAAATGAAACGGAAGCCCTGCAGTTCGCCCCACACGTTGCTGGCGGTGTACAGCACCGCTTTCTTGGCGACGTAATAGCCGCCCGTGTCGCGGTTGACGTTGTAATTACCGTTCTGCCACGGCGCGCAATACGCCTGCTGCCATACGCCGCCCACATCGCGGATGCGGCAGTTCGGCCCGTAGTAGGTCGCCGAACCCGCGCCACCTGTTAGGCCCTTCAGGCCCATGCCGTAGTTGACGTCGGAATAGCGCAACACCATCTGCGCGTTCAACGCGCCGGCCACGGAGCTGAGCATGCCGATGCACGCCACCGGGTACGGGTATTGGCTCGGCGTGCCGTACGGTAGAAACTTGCCGACGTAGGCCGTCTGATACGAACCGGCGCCCACCTTGATTGCGAGGGCGATACGCTGAGCGTTGGCCACAAGCCAGTAGTCGATGCGCTGGTTGTGGGCGCAGAAACCGCTTTCCATAAAACCCGGCTGCGACGTGAACGGATTGGCCGCCACGTAGCCCGTGAATGCCGCCACCGACATGTTGTAGTAGTCGGCCGTCTGACTTTGATACGCGCGAAAGCCGACAAAAATCTGATCCGTGCCGGACAAGCCGACGCCCTGCAGGATCAGCTCGCGCACCACGCTCGCGTCGGTGTACGGCGTCGGGTTGAGGTAGCGCAGCGTGGTCCAGCCGTTCGCCTCGGCCAGCGCTTTGATCCTGAGCAGGAACTGCCAGTGGGCAACGCCTTCGCTGCCGGTATTGTCTACGTATCCGACGTCGACGGCCATCAGTGATTCACCATGGTTTTCAGGGTCGTCTTGTTGCGACCGAGCACCTGCAAGATCACCTGCTCGCCCTCGCTGCTGTTGAGGTGGTCGCTGATCGCATTGGGGTCCAGCGTGGTGATCAGGCGCAGGTTGCGACCCCCACCGCTGCCCTGCGCGCTGCTTTTAGTGTTCATGTTGAAGCTCGGGTCGTTGCGCGCCGCAAAGCCCGCGGGAAAAGCCATGTCGCCGTTGACGTAACCGCCATCGGCAAAGCCGGCATGTGATCGGTCGACCACCGCCGCCATGCCGCGTCGGTTGAAGTCCTCAAGGAACGTGCGCGCACCAGGCTGTTTGACCACTTCCTGACGGTTCACAAACTCGCCGCGGTGCACGGTGCCGGCGGGCTCATACTTGCCGCCATGGCCGGTGTAGCCGCCGTCGCTAAATCCGGCCGTGACTGATCGGATATTGCCGATGATGCCCACGCCCTCAGCGAACGCCTGCGCGATCAGCGGAATGTTCTGCGGCCAGCCCTTCGCGGCGGCCTGGCTGATATCCATGTACATGTTGACGCTGGCCTGCGCGATCGCCGCGGACTTGCTCAGCGCAAACGCGGCACGGTAGGCCTTGCTCTGCTCGCCATAGCCTTGCTTGATCGCATCGGCGGCGGCATCCAGCGAGCTGGTGATGCCCAGCATCATCACCTGCTGACGGGCGCTGTCGATCTTGGCCAGCTCGGTGGCGTGTGCCATGGCCAGGGCTTGGCTTTTGTCGGCGAACGCTTGATCCGAATCGAGCGTGGCCGTGTGCCACTTGTCCAGCGTGTCGAGCTGCTTTTTATAAGCCTCCTCCAGCGCCTTGTGCTGCACGTCGAGCTTGTCCAGCTCGCCGAACGGGCCGCCGACGGTCGCATCCACGCCCTTGTACTCGGGCAGCTTGGGCAGGTTCTGATTCAGCACCAGCGCGGTGGTTTCCTGGTATTCCTGCGCAGTGATCGTGCCTTTTTTCAGCTCATCGTTCAGCTGCTTAAGTTGGGCCAGCGCCTTGCCGAAATCCACGCCGTTGACGTCTTTCAAACTATCGCGCAACTTGACGAACGCCTCGCGGTCCTTGTCCGCGATGGTGTCCAGCGCGGCATCACGCGCGGCGCCATACAGCTGAATCAGCGCGTCACGCTGCGCGTTGATCGCCACGACGTTGGCGCCCTTTTCGGTCTTGGCCTTGGCCGCGAGTTCGTTGGCCTTGGTGACTTCGTCGTTGTACGAGGCCCACACCTTGGCCACCGGGTCGAGCGCGCCCTGTTCGTCGCCCAGCCGCTTGATCAAGTCGGCATGTGCGGCCGCCGCCGCTTTCTGCTGCGCGGCGTCGCTTTTTCCTTTGGGCTTCTTGTCGAGATCGGCCATCAGCGCGTCGTACAGACCGCCACTGAAACGGGCGCTGCCATCGGCACCGACCACGCGCTGCACGCCGTTGAGCTTGGCGTTGTTCGGATCGGCGCCGGCCCACAGATCCTCAAAGTATTTATTCAGCTCCTTGATCTTTTCCTTTTTGCCGTACGCGGTGTCGATGCTGGCCGCCAGGCGATCGAGACCCGCATCGGCGGTGACGGCCTTGTCGTTGAGCTGCGTGCGCGTGGCCGCGTCGTTCGCCTCCTGCTGGGCCTTGTCGATCTTGGCCTGCAGCGCCTTGAGCTCGGCCTCGTCGGCATCACTCCACGTGGCACGCGTGCCCGGCACCTTGGACAGGGCCGAATTGAGCAGCGGCGTAAGGCCTGTGCCGGCGCCGCCGATACGGGCGAGCGCACCACCGACGCTGTTGGTGCCACCCTCCTGCGCACTCAACTTTTTACCGAGCAGCGCATACATGGTGGTTTGATCGTCGGCGGTGCCCAGCATCAGCGACGCGCCGGTTTTCATCTGCTCCCACGCACCGCCGGCCGACTTCTTGACCTTGTCCCACATCGCCGCTAGACCGGACAGCTGAGCATCCATTTGCTCGATGCGTTCCTGCGCGGCACGGTGGAACGCCTCGGCGGCCACGTCCATCGCCGCCTGCGTGTCGCCCTCCTCCTCCAGCGCCTTGATCTGGTCATAGATGCTGGTGGTCAGAAAGTGATATTGCTCGTTGGCTTTGAGCGCACTGGCGGCCGTGCCGTCAAACATGGTGAGCACTTCGGCGGTGGCTTTATCGGCGCTCTGACCGGTGAGCGCAGCCATGTCGACCGCGGCCTGTCCCATCGCACCCAGCGCTTGACTGCCGACCTTGCCGCTGGCCACCAACTGCGTGAGCACCGCACGCGAGGCGCTGAGGCTGCCATTGGCGGTGATGATGCCGCTGGCCAGCTTGTCGATCTCCCCCGTGGTCGTGCCGGCATAGTTGCCGGTGGCGGCAATCGACTGGTTGAGCTTGTCGTTTTCCGTGGCCACCTGTTCGGCCGCGACCACGAACGCACCGAGCGAGCCGACCACCGCCCCGATGGCCAGCCCCAGCGGACTGAACAGCACCGACATGAGGCCGGCTTGGCTGGCCAGCGTCATGCTGGTCTGTCCCAGTCGGTTCCACTGACCGGTCGACAGATCCTTGATCAACCGCCCCATTTCGATGCGCGTCTGCGCCGTATTGAAATTGAACGTGTGCATGGCGGACCCGGCGCCCGTGATGGCCACCCGGTTCTGGTCGATCACCGACTTAAAGCGCGTGTAATCGTCCAGCCCGACCACCCCCGCCTTGCGCATGGCGTTGAGCGACTGCTCTTGCGCGTCGAGCTTGGCCAGTGCCTTGATCGTCGGATCAATCTGCGCCGCGAGCTTCGCCATCTCCGTGCGTTCGGCGGCGATACCGGCCGCAGCACCACCGGTGCCGGCGGTAGTGGCCATGCGCGAACGGTAGGATGCCAATGCCTCACTGGCCCGCTTCGCCGCGGCAGCCTGATCGTCATAGCTTTGGATGGTGTTGCGAGCGGTTTCCGCGGCACGCTCGGCCTGCGATCGCGCCGACTCCTGCACCTGCGCCTGCGCGCTGGTGGCCTGCACCATCTTCTGAATGCGGGCGCTGGCTTGGTCCGCACTTTCGCCCACCGCATCGGTGGCGGCCTTGGCGCCCCCGATGCTGGTGGACAGGCCGTCCATGCCCTTGACGGCCTCCATCAGGTCCGCCCGGAC